GAGGAGCTTCTCGCCCCCGTTGCTCCACGGCTTGCGGATCTTGTCGCCCAACTGGTGGAGCGCGTCGTGCATCTCCGACAGCTTCTTCTGCTGTGGGTCTTGCTCGACGGCTGCTCCGATGCCCATGTTGGCGACCGGGTTCTTGCGGGACTTCGCCATCAGTCCTCCGCGTCCGGCGCGGGAAGCTGCTTGTTGGCCTTGCGGGCCCGCTGCACAGCAACCTTCGCCGTCGTCTTGTTCTTCGCCTGAGCGACGTAGCTGCTCTCGGTCTTGTCCATCTTCGGACCGGGCGAGAGCGTCTTCTGCATGTCCTGATCGACAGTGGCACTGTCGTAGGGGGCCGTGTAGCCAGCGGCCTTGGCGATCGGGTTGCCGCGCGCCATTAGCTGGCCGCCCCCGGCATTGCCGGGAATGGACTCGACGTAGGCGACGGGCCCTTCGAGCGCATGTCCTTGCCGTTTGCGAATGGAGCCTGAACGGCCGGAGGATTGCCCCCGTCGTTCTTCGACATGTTGACTTCCGGCATGTCGTTGTTCTTCTCCTTCAGCCCTTCGTTCACGCCACTCGGCAGAGGAAGATTGTCCACGCCATCGACGGGCGGCGGCATGTTGACCGACGTACCGCTGATGGTGGGGTTGGGACGCTTTGCCATGTGTACCTCAAAGCAGAAAGGGGCGGCGAAAGGTCTCGCCCTCCACCGCCCCCTGTCTGTTGTTGGTCGACGTTAGCTGATCGCCGACTTGTTGTTCACCGCGAGGATGCGGCCGTTGGCCTTCTCGTTGAGGACCTCCAGCGTCACCTCACCCACGACCAGCCCGGCAACGGAATCGCCGCGCTTGCCCACCAACTCGTGGTGGACCGGACGCAGCCACGCGAGCCGGTTGATCGCACGCGACAGGAAGAACATCTGCCCGCCCGTGTTGGTCGCCGACGCGGTCGCCGTGGTGACGTTGGTGCTCTCCGGCACCCATCGGTCGAGGACGATCTGGATCAGACCGAAGTCCGAGTCGTAGAAGTCGATCGCACCGACGAGCTTCTTGTCCACCGCCGCGATGTTGCGCGCGTGCGGGGTACCAGCCGCAGCACCGGGCACCGTGAAGGCAGAAACCTGACGCTTCGCCTTCGGCGAGACGTAGACCTGCTCCGGGTTGCCACCGGCCACGTAGATGGTGTTCAGCATGTCCGCGAAGTCGCCGACGGTCACGACACCATCGTGCGTCGCGTCACCACCCGTACCGAGGTTGGCACCCGCGTACGCGGTGTTGGTCGCGATGAACGCCTGAAGACCCTTCAGGACACGAGCCGCTGCCGAAGTACCGGTCGCCGTGGTGAGAGCGCCGAAGATCGTGGTCTCCAACTGGACGGCCAGTTCCTTCACTGCCTTCTGCACTTCGTAGGCGTACTGATCCGCGAAGCCAGCGGTGTCGACCGCGCGCTGCGACTCCGACAGCCCGATGTCCTTACGCAGGATCATCGTGATGTTGAAGATTCGCGACGGAGCCGTGGTCGTGTTGAGCGACCAGTCGGCACCTTCGACCGCGCCGTTACCGGCGGTCTGCGCCGACAGCGTATCGATGAGCCACTGGTGGTAGATGTGTCGGCAAGCGACCTTGGGTGCCTGCGACACGAACGGCGTGTCGTACGGGGAGATGTTGGTGATCTGCTCCAGCAAGTCCTCACGAGCGACGCCACTCTTCAGGTCCGAGCCATCGAAGGCGTACGAACCGAAGTTGAACGTAGTCATTGTTGTTCCCTCGCCTCATTGGGAGGCGTGTTGTGGTACTGCGTTGACCCTTTCTCCAGCACTACTGCTGGTTGAGGAAACCAAGTGACGGGCCGATGACCATCTTGCGGAACGCCATAGCGCCCGGACTGCCGGGGGCTTCACCCTCACGGCGCATCCGTTCGCGGGCGGACTCGATCTCCTCGCGGGAGGCTCCAGTCGCACCCTTGTTCTCGTGGGCACCTGCACCGCCTGCGGAACCGCTGATGACGCCCGCATCTTTGCGTGCGATCTTCAACTGCTCCTGACGGACCTGTTCACGCGCGGCGAGATCGGCCTCCGTGGCCTCCGCCTTGGCATGATCGGATGCAGCAACCTGTGCACCGTGGGCTCGCTCGAAGCTCACCCATGCGTGCTCGGTTGCGCCCTGCCGATCCCCCTGCGCCAGCAGTGCTTGCACTGCGCGCTTGACCAGCGGGTCGCTGTCGATGAAGACCGCGACCTCCTCGGAGAAGCGTTCGGCGTTCGGGTGTTTCTCCTTCATGTAGGAGTCCACCTGCCGCCAAGCCGCCCTGTCCGCATCACCCGCCGTGTCGCGGGCCGCGAACCTCTCCTCCACCTTCCAGTTGGCCGTCGCCTCGGCGAGTTCGCGGCTCGCCTTGCTCAACAGCTTCGAGGATTCCACGTCGAGAACGCCACCGCTCTCGCTGATGTCCGACAGCACCTTGTCGTAACGTGCCTGAGCAGCGTCGACAGCCGCTTGCGAAACGGCTGCCTTCTGGTCAGGCTGTGGAACGGGAGTGGTGGGGGCCACTGCCGGGGGATTGGCGAAGCGCGCTTCGAGGGTACGGACCTGCTCTGCGAGCCGATCACGCTCCGCGAGGGCGTCCTTCGCCATGTGTGTGAGGTGAACTCCACCCTTGATCGCCTCCTTCACGTCGACGTACTTGCCCGCGATGAGACCCGTCTTGGGGTCCCGCAGGGCTTCGTAGCCGGCGATCAGGTCGTCGAGACTGGGGTTGTCCGCCTTTGGTCCTGTGGTCGTCGCAGCCGCCTTAGCAGCAGCAGGCGCGGGTTGTCCGCCCTGTGCCGGAGGCGCTGGTGCTCCAGCAGTTCCGGGTGCTCCCTCGTTGCCGGGTAGTCCGGCGATGAAGGTGTCGATCTCTGACTGTGATGCCTTCCCCTGACGGCCGCCGTTGGCGGCGATGGGGATGATGACTTCGGGCACGACGATCGTACGCATCAGATGCTCGTGCAGTGCCGCTTCCTCTTTGCTTTGTGCCACGGTGTTCTCCTTGTGGGGTCGTCCCACAGGTGGAGGTTACTTGCCCCGCTTCCGGCGCGTGCCAGCAAGAGGGTTACGGTCGCCGCCGGAGACATAGGTGCCTCCGTGTTCGGCTTCGTTCTGCTTCTCGGAGATCTCGATTGCGATCGCCTGCTTCGGGTTCGTCACCACCTTGCCCTTCTTCGAGCCGGAGTGAAGTTCCCCCTTCTTGAACTTGTCGAAGACTTCGTTGCTTGGCATTACCTGTTCTCCGAGCCGGGCTGATCGCCGGGCTGCGCCTTCTTCGTGACGGCAGACTGCCGTGTGACGGCCGGCTTCACGAGAGGCATGGGGCCGATGAACTTCGACTTCGGAGGCATGCCCGCTGACGTGCGTCGGTTCTCTGCGAGGTTGTCGAGGTCGCCAGCGATCATGTTGTAACCGGATCGCCGGGCCATCTCTGCCATGTCCTCCGTGCTCGACACCTGATGAGCAGCGAAGTTCTGGGCGGGGTTGTTGCGTGCTCGTGCCATCAGTACTCTTCGGGGTCTGCTTCACCCTCGTTCGGTGTGGCCGGCTGGTTGATGCCGACCACTGGCTTGACGCCGCCCGCGTTGCGACGAGCGTCGTAGAGTTGATCGTTGGTCATCGACTGGAGCATCGCTTCGTGGATGCGCTCCATCGACGTCTCGTGGATCAGGAGCGAGAAGAACTTCAGGAGCCCCTCGCCGAAGCAGACGCCGCCCGCGAGGAACTCGTCGGGATAGCGATCTTGCCGCTCGCGAGAGCGGTCCTTCCACATCGCGTTCATGCTCGCGATGATCGAGAGCATGTAGGGCTTGAAGCTGTCGTCGTACGCCGGGCTGTTGAGCACGAACTCGATCTGACCGAGTTGACGCTCATCCAGCCGGCGAAGGTCGAACATCTCGCGGAAGTCACCGCGTTGTCCTGCCATGGTCTACTCCTTTCAGGAGTGATTCAACGCCGCCATCATCATCGCGTTCTTGCCGATGTCGGGCGGGTTGAGCATGGACGCCGGAGCGCCCATACCGGCCGGCGCGCCTGTCGGCATGCCGGGTACGGCTGAAGGACCGCCGTTGGCAATCTGGCCGGAAGTCGGGATGCCCGCGAGACCTGCCGGACCGCCCGCCTGCTGTGCCATTGCCGCAAGCTGCGGATTCTGGGTGAAGATGTCGTTGATCGAGGGAACCTCGAACACGCGGAAGATGCCACGGAAGAAGTTCACCGCGTTGATCTGGCCCATCAACGATTGCCCGAGGGGGCTCGACAGGGCTTGCAGGAGCGACAGCAGGTTCTGCTGCTGCATCTGCTTGCTGAGTCCCATCGTCGCACCCATCGCCCGCGCTTGGTAGCTCGGGAACAGGTCGTATCCGCTGAGGACTTCCCTCGATGCAGGAATGGGCATCCCAGTGTCGGGGTCCAACTGCGCGCCATCCCCGAGGATCATCACCTCGATGGGCGGCTCAAGGAACTGCTTCGAGAGCGCGCTGAACATGTTCGCCAGCGGCTCCAGCATGGTCTCTTCGTAGATGCGCGACTCCAGCATCAGGCGGGTGCCAGCAGCCTCGCGCCGGCCCACGAACTCGCGGGCGGTCTGGCGGCTGTCGGAACCGAGGCCCATGACGGCGTCGTCGACGAGGCCCGTGCCCATCTGGGCGAACTCGCGGACCTGTGCGATCTTGTTGTCGGCCACGGTGAGGCCCGACATGTCGTGACCCATCGGCATGATCGCCTGCGACGGGTTGCCGTTCAGGCCGATGAAGCGGCCGGGGCGGCTGTAGAGGTTGCGCGTGATGAGGCCAGCGCCACGATCGTAGAACCACATCGGATCGATCATGAGATCGGCCGCGTCGAGGCTCTGGTTCAGGTAGCGATTGCCGACGATCTGGAGCTTCTCGATGATCTCGGCCTTGCCCGGCGCGTAGAAGTAGTGCGGGTCAGGCGTCGGCGAGAAGGCGAGGAACGGCAGCCGCCCGTGGTTGTACGGGTTCGGCCGGTTCCGCATCAGGTAACGGCGGTTGGCGACAGTGACGACGCGGTTCAGGTCGCCGTCGGGCGAAAGCTCCGAAGGCACACGACCCCAGAACTCAAGGATCTCGATCGGGCGGGCGTACTTGTCCATGTAGCGCGCGGTCTCGTCGTCCATGCCCGTGCGGACTTGGAAGCGACGGATCGAGGTGACGAGTTCGGAGTTGCCGCCTCCGATTGCTCCCTCGCGCTCCATGCGGGCCACTTCGGACTTGTCGAACGTGCCGATCTCCGCGAGGTAGCGGATGTCGTCGAGGTCGAGAAAGTAGCGGCGGACGACCCACTTCATGTCGCGCAGGCGCGAGACGGCCGGCTGCGGGAAGAAGTCGAGGAGGTCGACCATGATGGACTCGGGGCCGTCGAACATGACGACCTTGCCCTTGCGGATGTGGCGAACGACCTTGCCCGAGAGAGGCATGCGGTCGATCTGTTCCATGATACGGGTCTGCTCGTCGCGCTTCCAGCCCACCTGCATCACGGCAACGCCGTAGAGGCCAGAGGCCACGAGGAGATCCACCTGCTTCAGGAAGGCGCTGTCGTCCTTCATCTGCGCGGCGTTCAGGGCCTCCTGTTTCTGCGCGGTCTTCCGGTCATCCGGGCCGTAGCCCATGAAGTTGACGGGAGGATACGAGGAGAGCGAGGCTGCGGCCTTGCGCGCTGCGTCGGCCCACAGGGCGCTGAAGATCAGTGGGATGTGGACGTTGTTCTTGTGCGGGTGGAAGCGGCCAGACCACGAGCCACGCCAGAGGTCGTAGAGCCGGGGCCACTTGGAGCGGATGCCGTTGAACTGCGACTCGGAGTAGCGCAGGCAGTCGATGACCATGTTCGCCATCTGCTGCTTGTAGGCGTAGTCGGACGGCTCGCGCTGAATGGCAAGAGCAGAGATCATGTAGCCCTCTTGAAGTCGGCCGGAAGCGGCAGACGTGTGTATCCGCCGGGTCCGATGAGGCCGTCGGTTTCGACGATCTTCATGAACAGGTCGAAGGTCAGGTGAACGTCATCACCGCAGTAGCGAAAGAGCTTGCCGAACTTGCCCGTGCGGGCGAGTTCCTTGGCGTTGCCGCCGTGCTCGATCTTCCCTCGGCCGAGATTGCGGCGAGAGATGCGGTCCAGCGTGAGGTCGCCCTTGCCGGTCTTGATGCCACGCTTGGCGCAGGCACCGGAGAGGGCCTCGAAGATGTCGTAGTGCTTGCGGACACGCAAGGCCCGTCGGGCCAACCCCTCCATCACTGGCAGGTCGAAGCCCACGGAGTTGAAGCCGACGAGGAGGTCGGCCTGCTCGATGTGGCGGGCGCACGCTTCGACCTCATGGTCGTCGTATGCGTAGAGCCAGCGATCGCGTGTGTCGTACAGCACGATAGCGGACGCGCCCCCCTTGCCTTGGCGGAGGAGTTCCCATCCGTGCTCCTTGTCCTTGGGGTCGAGGTCCTCAGCCCAGAGGCGGGACTCGATGTCGAACACGATGACGCGCATAGGCGTCCTTTCTGTAGAAGAGGAGGGGGCCGGCCGGAGTCACCGAGCAGGTTGACGAGACCGCTTCTGCCCAATCGCCGTTGCAGGCGCGGGGAACCGGCCCACCTCACATCGGGGACAACTTCTCCGGGCTCGACGCAATGATGACCGAGCGAAGACCGAAGTCGTTGAGATACCACTCATTGCCATTCGGCATCACGAACTTGTGGTACGTGCCGGCCGGGTTGGCGATGAGTTCGTGGCTCTTGACCTCGAAGACCTCGTTCATCCCGGTGCCGACGATACGGACAGTTTTCACGGTGTCTCCTGCCGCATGTAACGGCGGTCGCCCCGCGCGATCGCGGCAGTCTCTTCGGGTGGCGGACCACCCTCGATCTGCTCGAAGGCCCAGAGGTAGTTGTACGAGGTGTAGCATCCGACGGCAGGCCCCGGCGCGGAGCCGGCGAACTGTACATAGATGGCCGTGCGGTGCTTCGGAAGTGCGTCACCTGAAGCGATGTTGTTGATGGTAACCGCAGTCGATTGGTTCGTCGCTACATCGGACGTGACAGACCATGAGTGCGTGTGACCCGCCGCTGCGAAGTTACCCGATGCGCCGGATGTCGCATTCTTCGAGCCGACCGAAGTACCACCGTTCACCAGATGCGTGTGCGCGTTTTGAGTCGGTTGACAGTTTACGGCCGTGTGGTTGTGGATAAGGCCGCCGCCAGTCGTGCCAACTTCACCGTCGTTAGTTGAACCCTTAGCCCAGACAGCGTCAAGGGCTGTGTAGCGAGACCAACTAGCAGGGATTGCACTATTGGCACCGATCCAGAGACAGATGATGCTCGTCGGAAGCGTCGCCGCGCTTGACTGGATGACATTGATCTTCGAGAACGGTGGTTCGTGGCTGGACGAGTTGATCGTCGTCGTCACGGACTGGTTCGTCGCAGTCTGTAGCGTAAGACTCACTGAGTGCGTGTGCCCCGTCGTCGCGATGGGGTCGGTGCCCGCAGGACCCGTCCCCGAAAGAGCCGCGTTACCCGGCGTTGAAGTGACTGCGCCGTGAGTGTGCGCGTTTTGCGTGTGCGTGTGGGCCGGTGATGTGTGGGTATGTGTGTTTGCACCACCAGTTGTTCCACCATCCGTACCGGTTGCAGCCCCTTTCAGGTAGCGATCAGCATACGCGCGTGTCCAGTTCGCCGGAAAGACATCGGCTGCGAAGAAGGCGAGGCAGCCACTTGGCAAGGTCGCCGGAGTCCCATCGCTTGCGATCCAGATGACTTCGACGAAGGCGAGATCGTTGCTCGTCGCATTGACGGTGATCGCGATTCCGTTGTTCGTTGCCGTTGCGGCAGCCGAGGCAAAGGCATCGTGACCGTGGGTATCGTCTGCACCTGTACTTGCGACCGTACCGGTAAAGACGTTGAGAGCATCGCCACCCGGCGCATTGATGGTGTGCGTGTGGGCGTTCTGGACCGGGTTGTGTGAGGGTGACGTATGCGTGTGTGTCGCGAACCCTCGGTCGGTGACGAGGTCTGTGTCAGCACCTGCCGCAGAGCCCAGAACGTAACGGGCATCGAGTGCGGTCACGCGCGTCCACCCTGTGGGGATGGAAACGACCGTCGAGGGCCACGCGACAACGATGTTAGCTGGAACCGCCATTGCGCTGTCCTCTCAGGAAGTCCTGAAGCTCGACGAGCGATTGCTGGACTTCCTTGACGAGTTCGCGGACATTGCCGCCCCATGAGCGCGAGGAGACTTTCGGGTACGGATGAAGTTGGCGCGTGCCAGACTCCATCAGGTAGTCTTCCTGTCGCATTGCGACGTAGAGGTCAGTCACACGGTCGTAGACCTCGGTCTTGCCCGTTTCGAGTTCGATGGTGACCTTCATTGGTACGTCCTTTCTACATCGCTTGGAGAGCGGTGATTGCTGCACTGATCTGGTCGCGAGCGGCGACCATATCGTTCGTGATCGCTATCTTCGTCGCCTGCTGGTTCGCGGGCGAGAGTAGCGAGTAAGCTGATGCACCGAGACCGTCGTCGAAGATATTGACGACGCGGTCCCGGTCAGCGAGGAGCTTGTTCGCAGCAGCATTGAGTGCTGCGATCTGTGTGGCAACTGCTGCGGGAAGAGCCATGATTCCTCATACGGGTGCGCGGGGTGGAATCCAGCCGTCCTCCTCGAAGCCACGGACGCCGTCGTCGAGGTAACCGGAAGCCCGGAGTTCATCGCGCTCGGCCATCATGGTGAGGAGTTCGTCGTTCGTCATGGGCTTGCCCATGTCCTTCAGGTCGTCATCCCACGGGCGACGGACTGTTGTTCCCTCGTCCTGCACGAGACCGGGGTCCGTGACGGGCGGTCGCCACAGTTTCGGGGCGAAGCCGTCAGCCGCTGCATCGGCAAGGTCGTCGTGTGAGACCGTGTCAACCTTGAGGATCTGGTTGACCATCTTCCGCACGATCGGCGTCACGATGAAGTGAGGGCACTGCACATAGACGAGCTTGTTCGTCTTCGGGTCGAGCACGGGAGGCGGGCACTTGCACTCACCCCTGTTGAGGAGGATGCGCGCGTAGCCGCCCTGCCAGTGACCGGCCGCTGTACGGATGCGGGACTTCTTGTCCTTCGTACGGTTGAACTGCATGAACTGGTCGTCGCCGAAGTTGAAGCCGGCGGTGCGAAGGAGGCCGAGGATACGGTTCTTGTAGACGCCCTCTTTGCCACCCGGCTCGGTCTCGTCCGTGATCGCGCGGATGAAGATGCCGCGACGGCGGAGGTTGACGAGGACGGCAATCAGTTCCTTGTTGAAGTCCTCTTCACGCCACTCGTTCGAGGCGCGGAGGAGTTCGGTGTCGAGGTAGAGCACGCCGTTGTTGCGGGCGTCCTTCAGCCAGACCACGATCACAGAGTCGTCACCGCGCCCGATGTTCTCCTTGTTCTTGAACGCCGTGTCGATGTGGACGGTTGCCCACTCGACCGTCACATCCCAGATGAAGTCCGGGTAGGAGACGTAGAGCCACGGGATCTGCCCCTCGACGAGCGGAGCGTGCTCCGATGCGCCGGGGTTGTTCTGCTGCTGGCCTGCGAACTCCTCGGCGTTGATGCGCTTGCGTCGCGCGATCTCGGCCACGGTCCACATCTTCGGGTGCGTCGGTAGGCCGGTGGTCTCGTCCTCGGTCTGCCAGAAGAAGACGTGCCAGATGCCTTGGCCGAAGGGCACCTTGTCGAACATCGACATGTGCGGGCAGGGCATGCCGGTCCACGAGGCGACGCCATCCTCGTGCATGTGGTAGCCCGCGACGTCATCGTCGAGGTACCGGGTGCATGTGAGGACACGGAGTCCGTTACGGTGGAGCGCGTTGGCCGACGACATGAAGGCTGACTTCTGCCCTCGCAGGTAGGCCGAGCGGTCCTTCTTCAGCTTCTCCTGTTCGAGCGGGTCATCCCAGAAAGACTGGCGCGGGTGGTAGCCCGTCGCGCCGATGCCGGCGGACGAGGCGTCGAACGAGGGCTCGCCGATGTTGCGGGCGCGCCGATAGGAGTGCTTGATGAATGACTTGGTGCGCTCCTGCGCGCCAGTCACCCAGTCGCCGTAGAGCCATACGAACCACGAATCCGGGTCGTGGTTCTTCCCCCCACCGCAGACTGCAAGGATTGACCCGAGGATGTCACCGGACAACTCGTCGGTCGCAGACTGGATGAGGGTCGTCATGTCGGGGTCGTTCAGGTGCGACCACAGCGACCCGGCTTTAGTCGATGAGACCGTCTTCCCGAAACCACGCGGCAGGAGAGAGATCAGGTTGTACTGCTCGGGGATGCCAGCGAGGGCGTGAGCCTTCCACTGGAGCAGGTGAGTCTGGAGCCATGTGGTGTACGGGATGTGAAGCGGCTCGTACAGCCACTGGGGCTCTGCGGGATGCGACGCGAGGTAGTGCTCCGCGCCCCATGCGTGGCGAAGGAAGTGCCACAGGGAGCGAGGGTGCGTCGACCGCATGGGGTTTACATGCCACGCTTCCGGCGCGCAGATCGCCCGCCAGAGGACCCGCTCGGCTTCCATGTCCCAGTCTTGACGAAGCGCAGAAACTTGAGCCACTGGAACCTCCCTCGGCTGATGACGCCATGCTCGAACGCCATCTCGGGCGTGAGGAGCACCATGTCCGGCTTCGCGCCGTTCCTGTAGATGTCTTCGAGGTGGTTCGTGAGTTCGCGCTCCCAGAGGGTGCGGACCGTGGGCATCTCACCGATGGTGAAGCCGAGGCGGTGGAGTTCGTCGCCGTTGAGGAGCGCGCCATGTTCGCCGTCGTCCGTGACGATGCCACGGGCTTCCATCTCGCCCGCGATGCGGAGGCGCTCCTTGCGGCGGTACTCGTCCCAGTACTTCAGGGTCGCTTCGGCGTCATTGGCGTCAGGGACGTCCGACTTCGCCTTGCGCTGTTGCAGGCGCGTGGAGATCAGCGCCGGCATGTCGTACTCACGGGGGTCGAGGCCCATGTCAGGCTCCTTTCGGAGGAGTGGGGATCACGCCACGGGTGGCAGAGAACTCACGAGGGTCGACGTAGTTGCGGTGCATCGAGTGCGAACGGGCGGAACGCGCCATGCGCTCGGCGTACAGGATGTCGGACTCGCTGGCTTCAGGGTTTGCTTCCTTGAAGACGACGCCACCCTTCTTGCCAAGCTCGTCGCAGGTCCCGCACCATGGAAGTGAGAACTCCGAAGGCTGAACGGGGCTGCCGCAGTTGCGGCACGTCGAGGACATCTGGGACATTGGATGACTCCTTGAGGGAAGCAGCGAAGGTCGCCGCACTGGGGATCGAGAGGATCGTCGTGCTCTTCCCTGTGTTGCGGAAGTAGTAGTCGACGTCCGGTGGGACTGGCGTCACGCCAGCAATCGCCCACTCAGGCAAGTGCCGTGCGATGTAGGGCGGTCCGAGGCGGACACCGATGAGGTCGTAGTCCGTGCCGGGTGCATGAAGCGAGAAGGACGTGTCGAGCTTGAAGTCGTGGAGAGCGCAGACCCGATCGTACTTCCACGGGCGACGTTCACGCTCACGCTCGATACGAGGTCCGTGACGGTCATCGATGTAGTCGGGACGGTCGAGGAGGATTTCGAGGTCGAAGCCGGCCTTCGGGATGCCCGTCTCATCGATGGCACGCTGAAGCATCTTCGGCCAGTCGCGTGGAACGCCTGAGATGTCGAGGTCTGGGTCGGTGATTACAAAGGGTTGCGTCGCCATCTCGTCACGAAGGACGTACCATGGAGCGACGTGTCCGATGTTCGCTCCAGCGTGAACTACGCGATAGGGACAGGTCTTGTACCAATCGAGTAGTGGCTGGTAGGTGGAAGCATTGTCGAGGAGAACAACCTCGTGCCCTTCTGCCGCGAGCTTCTCTGCCATGGCACGAGGCCAAGTGAGAAGATTGTGCATGTTGATGATGCAGAGCATCACAGGTTCCTTTCGTTGGGCTCCACCGGGCCAGTACCGTAGGTGATGTCGAGGGCACGGGTGATCCATGGAGCATCAATGCCCCAGAGGACGTCTGGGGAGGGAGCAAGATTCTTGTCACGTTCACGCGCAGCAACTCGAACGATCCGGTGAATGTGGACGTCGTCGTTGTGCTCGACCACGAACATCAAGATGCCCTTGGCGTTCGTGTACCAGTACATCTTGTTTGGCTCGCACCAGCAGTCGGTCGAGTCGCGGTGACCGCTGTCGGCGAGGCAGATGTGAACTTCGTTGCGCCGTTCCATCTTCATCTAGCCTCCTTGTCGGAGTCGATGAGTTTCGCGTTGATCGCCTCGGTCCACAGAGACACGCGCTTTGGTGACTTACGAATGTAGGCGACCATGTGTGCATCCATGGCGAGCGCGAGGACCTCGTCGAGGTCGTCCTTGAAGCGCCCAAGCGACATGGGGTACACCATGACGTGGAGCAGTTCGTGGACCACGGTGCCGATGTGGTCGACGTTGCCCGTCTGTTGGTTTGCGTCGACCTTGATCTTGATGTCGGTCGGCGGCATGATCTCGTTCCAGAGGTTGTGCCCCTGCTGCGCGGTCATGTGCTGATAGGTGAGCGTGACTTCAGGGTGCCGGAGAAGTTCCAGCATCACCCGGTGGAGCGACTGTGTCGATAGTGGATACGAGCCCTTCATGAGCTTCCTCCCTCGCTTCGAGGCGGGATGAGAGAGCCCTAACGACGTCGGCTGCCGGGTAGGAGGCGAAGAGCACCTCGACTACGAAGTCGACGTCGGCGATCGACGAGGTCAGGTCCTTGTAGCGGGTGAAGGCCATGGCGCGCGTGAGGGGCGGGCCCGGCCCAAGGTCACGGATCTTGACGGCATCGCGGAGCTTGCCCCACTGGACGGAGGCGCTCATGCGCGTGTCGGCATGGAGCTTGGGGTCGAAGGCGAAGCGGATGCACTGCTTGAGCATGCGCTTCTGGACTTCGTCGTCGTCGAGGTCTTCGAGGAGCGACATGTCAGCGAGTGCCATCATGGCGTCGTGGTCGAGCATCCCCGAGGGCGGGGCCGGATCGGCCGGTGTGGCGTCGGGTAGGACGGAGGTCGCCTTCCGCGAGGGCGCGAGCTTGCCCTCCTCGACGAGACCCTTGCGCGCGATGGCGATGAGGGCCACCGAGCAACCGGTACCAGCCGCCTGCTGCTCCTTCGTCTCGTCGGGGTGCGCGAGGATGTAGAGTCGGGCCTTCTGGAGCTTCGTCTGGGGGGCCATAGGAACTCCTTGCAAAGGTTTGACGTTAGATACGTCCGAGTATATGGACGGGACAGGGGCTGCCCACAAAGTCATGACATCCATGCGGGTCACTGGGGGGCCCTTGCTGGCACGCATCTTGCTTGGGCAAGGACCATGCCACGCTGCTGGCACGCTCTATGCGTAGAGCAAGGCCCGTGCCACAGGTCGGTGGGTAACTCTAGTGTACCACGTTCCACCTTGCAACGCCCCCCGCATGCGCCACGAAGCGTGTTACCACACGCAATGAGCCCGGCGGGCGGAGCGCGGGATGCCGGTGTGTCCATCCTGACACGGTCAGTTTCTAGCCGCTCCTCCCTCGCTGGCCCTGTCCGGGCAGAAGTGCCCTAACCCCATGGCGCACAAGCACTTAGACCATTCGCTCCCAGACGCTCTAGGATGCCCCACAATCGCGTCGGCCCCCCTCCGAGGATGGCCGCACGGGGATTTACCTAAGTCGTTGTCGCCCATGCATTTACGCCATTCGAGCCCGCTGGCGCTCGCCCGTCTCCGGGCATCCTAGGAGGCCGAGAACGCCCTCTCATTGACAACGCCTACACAAAACCGTTTCACTCTGCACCACTGTGGCAACTTTGACACATGGACGCGCGAAACGCCTCGGGCGTTCTGCCCCGAAACACGTTGCGCTTTGCCCCAATCTGTGAGATGCTCCTCCTGTAAGTCATTGTGCTGCAACGTGACAATCGTGGCACACGGATTGCACTGTTCCATGGTGGTAGCACGGTCGCCGGTCCGAAACCGGCGCGCGACACCGGAACGCACCGGCAGCCCGCCCTGATAACCGTATCTCGGTGGACGGCAAGCCGGCCGGCCCCGCGAGGGGCACCCGACAGGGCACACGGTGGAGTGACAGGGGAATCGGATGCACGCACAAGGCCCGCAGCACGCGAGCCCAACGCGGCCCCCACGGTCACATATGATGGACGCCGGCACACGCGAGCGGTCGCGGTGACGGGCAGCGCACGCAGTGCCACCACCCAACAGAGCCCTTCGGGGACAGCGAAGTCGAGGGTGTCAAGCGTGCGACAATGCCCCGAGCGAAGCGCCAGACTGTAAGGTGTCCAGACTGTAGC